TAAGAATATTTTTGAATTACCTCAGATAATAAAAGATGGCAGGAATCGTATTGTTGATCCAGAGTTATTTGTTCAATTATTTTTTGTTGGACAGGATAAGAAAGATACATCTAATATTGCGAATAAAGGGTTTTATACAAAAGAAGATTTTATGAATATGGTATATTCGTATTGTAATTTTGGTTCAGTTGGATTATCAATAGAAGAAATATCAATGAAAAAAGCACGATTAAAAGAGTTAAAAGAAGAAAAACGAACATTGCAAAAACAACATAAAATATTGAAATCCAAAAATGGGTTTTCTTCATATTTAAGTAAATATAGCGATAGAGTTACTTTAGAAAATAAAATAAAAGAAATTGAAAAAGTAAAAGATGTAATTTCTGAATTAAGAAGTACAAGAAATAAGTTTATAAATCGTATAATAAAATATGAAGTTACACTTAAAGAGCTAAACTCATTGAATAGAGCTATGAATAGTTGTGAATTAAGATGTTTGGATTGCAGTTCAAAACATATTGGATTTGCTGCTGATGCGGATGTATCCTATGCTTTTGATGTATCTACATCAGAAATAAGACGTCAAATTGTTAATTCTATAAATGAAAAGATATCAGCATATAAAGAAGAAATAGATCGTATTACTATTAATATAAATAAGGAGCAAGAACAACTACAACAAATGCTAACTGACGAAGATGTTTCCCTCGAGTCAATAGTTATTCATAAGCAGGCAATTTTAGATGCATCTGGAGTTGAAGCTAATTTATTTGATATTGAAGATGAAATACATAGATTGCTAGATGTATTGAATGCTAATGATTTAAATACTTCAGAACAAATTGAAAATCAAAAAGTTTTATTATCAAAAATTGTAGATGAAATGAATCGAGCCTATAAAAATATTGATTCGATGGGTACACTTGCGTTTGAAGGATTATTTACTAAAAGAGGTCAGGTTTTTTCAGGTAGTGAAGAAACAGAATTTCATTTAGTGAAATTATATGCGTTAGCTAAGGTGCTTAAGCATACATATCCTATTATTGTAGACTCATTTCGTGCAGAAGATTTGTCAACTGCAAGAGAGTGTGCTGTTATTGAATTATTTTCAAGTCTAGAAAAACAAATAATTTTTACAACTACGTTGAAAAAAGAAGAAATAAATAAGTATGGGGCTATAGATAACATAAATAATATTGATTATAGCCAAAATGGTTCTAGTAAAATTTTAAATAAGTCGGATGTTGCTGATTTTAAAAGATTATTAAAAAATATATCAATTAACATATAGCGTGTACTATTTTAATAATATCATTTGATAAAAAAGCACTCACCTTAGTGAGTGCTTTTCTTATGTCCATTTGCAGGGAATTTTTATAGGTTCTTCCTGAGGGCAGCGAGCCTTGCGGGTCTTTCGAGCCCCGAAAAAGGTTTAGATTTAAAAATATTTTTTCCTATTTCCTTCTCTTTGTAGTAGACAGGTGGTGAAAATAGAAGTGGTAAAAATGCTGAAACGTGGCTCTGCAAGAGAGCTTGCCGAATTATTGGGCATCAGCGAACGACGTGTAAATCAGTTGGTAAATGAGGAAGTTTTGCATCGTGAAATAGAAGGAGACTTCGTTTTGACAATGGCAATAGCTTCGTTCTATGAAAATAAATATTCTAGTAAAGATGAAGATGATTATTGGTCTGAAAAAGCATTGCATGAAGCTGCAAAACGTAAATTAGCTGAACTTGAATTGGCAAAGCGACAAAATCTGTCACATGATGCGGCAGATGTCGAAAGAGTTATGACAGACATGTTATCTAAATTGCGGAGTCAACTTTTGGGCATACCAGCTAAGATGGCTGCTAGACTGGAGAATCAGAGCAGAAGTGTTATTATGACGGAACTTTCTAAAGAAATTAAGTCAAGGTTAACTGAGCTTAGCGATTATAATCCGGAGATATTTAGTAATGAAGAAGACAGTTGATCTTTTCAAAAAAATAGTAAAACAGTCATTGATGCCGTTATCAGATCAAACTGTATCCGAATGGGCTGATAGCTATAGGATGATATCTGGCGAAGCTGCTGCAGAGCCTGGGCGGTGGCGAACAGATCGTGCTCCATATCAAAAAGCCATTATGGATGCTTTTACTGAACCAGGCCTAACTAGGGTGGTTGCAAAGACCGCATCTCAGGTTGGAAAGTCCGATATCATGAACAATGTTATTGGGCGGTTCGCGCATCTGGCGCCCGCACCGATAATGATGATCCAACCAACTATCGAAACATCACAGGACTATAGTAAATCACGTATAGCGCCGATGATCAGAGATACAAAAGTATTGAGAGATATTTTTAAAGACGTAAAAAGCCGTGACGCCGGCAATACTATCCTTTCTAAACAATTCCCTGGCGGCAGACTTATAATGGCGGGTGCTAACAGTCCTGCCGGTCTTGCCAGTAAGCCGATAAAAATATTACTGGCAGACGAAGTTGACCGCTTTCCAAAAAGCGCCGGCACAGAAGGAGACCCGGTCAGCTTGGCTGCAAAACGTATGACGACCTTTTGGGATAGCGTCATGGGGCTATTCTCAACACCGACCAATGCTGGAGACAGTCGAATCGAAGATGAATATATAACAGGGACTCAGGAAGAGTGGCAGCATCAATGCCCAAAATGCAAAGAGTGGCATTTAGTCACGCATCGGGATATGCATACTGACTACGACTGTTCTGTTGATAAAAAGGGAACAAGGCAGGTTATCGTTAAGTCAGTTATTTGGCGTTGCCCAGATTGCGGGTTTGGGTTTACAGAAACTGAAATGCGGCAGGCCGCACAAAAATATATTGCACAGAACGCTTCGGCTCTCACTAAGGGGGTACGGAGCTTTTTTGTTAACTGTTTTGCATCACCTTGGGTGAACTGGTCAGATGTAATGCAGGAATGGTTGGAAGCACAGGGCGATCCAGAGCGTGAAAAAGTAGTTGTTAATACTCGTTTTGGAGAAGCATATGAGCGCAAAGGAAATTTTGAAAGCCATGAGCAGTTTATGCGAAGGCGTGAAAACTATGGCGCCGAGCTGCCGGAA